GGAACCTACAGCTATCGCGTTCACCTGCTCTTTATCTACTACATTTCCAAGCCCTACCTGTGCTTTCGTAACAAGGTGCGGATTGTCGGTCCTGTCTGCATGAGCATCCACCTTCGTCTGTGCGCCTGCGGGGGTTTCGGCGCCTATGTCTGCAGGGGTTAGGGCATCGGTACCTCCCGTGGCGTGGGTAGATTTGTGTGCAAAGTCGGTTATTTGCGAACGTGTATGTGTATGACTTGAAGGAGCTGCCCCTATGTCGGCAGGGGTAAGCTCGTCACTTCCACCCGTGGCATGGTTGTTAGCATGTGTCGAAAGAGCGAACTTATTGGTCTGATTAGTCACGTATGTAAAACTAGCAGTTACCGTATCACTTGCTGAGAGCGGAGGACTAAAAATAACCGCCCCGCCGCCATAATCAATTTGAAATCCTGTTGTAACCTCTATTCCATTAACCTTGATCACAGGTGCCGGTGACTCTACCCAGTTGCGGTATCCTGCAGCCTGATAGATACGGTATCTATCGCTTTCTGAAATGTATACCTCTGTTAAAGTGACATCATTTACAGCAGCAGTTTCCAAATCGACTGCATCTTCAAGCTTTCCCACCGCTTCCTGTAGACCTGCTATATGTGTTGACCTGATTTCTGATGATCCTGGGTCTTGCCATTTTGTCTTGGCCATTGTTAATCACCTCATTTGTTGCTAACTAATAGTAATCTGAAGCTCAATAACCCATGTATCTCCAGATGCCTTCGTGCCATGATTCTCGACTTTCCTATTGAGTGTCTTTCCTGCCGTAGCACCGTTATCAACTACAAATTCCTGCCAGTCATAGTTAGCATCGTCCGGCCCGAACGTTGACCGAAATGTTACAGTTTGCCCTGACACCTGCGGATATGTCGCATCCATAGCTTTATAACTCTTGTTCGTCCCCTGTAGGTCAGTCTGCGTAGCGTCTGCCACTGCTGTGCCGTCTCCTACCCCGATGCGGGCGTTTGCGTTGTTAAATGCTGTAGCCGATCCTCCTATTAGCAAGGTCAACAGTTCGGTTATTCCTTCATTCAACAGCAGGTTTCCGTCAAATTTTTCAACAGCATACAGATTTTCCGGTCTGGCTTCGCCATGATATTTCTCTATTTTCCAACGTGGCTGCCACCTTGCATGTTCTCGAACACCGGTAGCAGCCCCGATTTTCATTCCGTCATATGCTTTTGCTCTTTCATCATGTGCCACTAATATGCACCCCCGATGATAAGTTTTGCTGTCCGTCCGAGCTCTCGCCCGAGAATTTCCATGTCCTGTTCATCGTTTAGCTCGACTTTTTCTGCCTGGAACAGCGGAGCATTGAATATGACACCTCCGCCTCCTACTGGCGCCTGCCTTTGTAACACAGATATAAGCCGCTCTAGCTTCGCCGACAACCCAGCCGGGAATACCAGCTCTCCTGGTGCTAGTTCGGCAATTCCTCCTGTAAGCACTTTTGCCCCTGTATGCGCCTTCTGCAGGGTTACATTTCCAGTTTCTTCATCCCAATCTACTCCCCAGCCGAATGCTTTTGCTACATCTCGCACGGGAAGCCATGCTGTGCCGTTTGACACGTCAAGCGGAAAAAATGATTTCCCACCTATATACACAGTTCCGTTTTTCCATGTAGGCTCCGGTAATCCCAAAAATGCGGTCAATTCACGGGCAGGCATAGCTGCCCTGCCATTGATTTCTTTGTATTCGGTAGGCAACAATACTTTTGTCTGTGGCGCATAAGGTGCCTCGGGAACTGCAGCTTTCTTTTCTGATTCTTTCATCATGCCGGGGAGCATGCTTTCAATTTCTTCTTGAACAGCCTCGAGTTCACGCAGGCCTTCTTTCTGCCCTGATGCCAATGCTTCGATAGCTTTCCTGCCTATTTCTTCATACTTGCTGATATAGTCAGGCTCCCATATGGCCAGTCTTGCTGTAATTTCCTTGAACTGTTCGTCGTAAAGTTTGAGCGTATCATCAAACTCTTTTTGAAGCGCTCTCTTTCTTTCCTCTCCACGCTCCCTGGCTAAGTCGATTTCCTCACGTATCTGCTTTTTCTGATCTTCAATGTTCCATTCGCGTTGCTGTTCCTGCCATCTTTGATTTTCCTCTGCAATTTGTTTGTCGATGTCTGCAATAGCTTTCTGATGTTCTTTTCCGGTCCGCAGTTCATGATACCGCCGTTCTTCTGCCAGCTCCGCCAGTTTCTTTTCGTGCTCCTGCCTTGCCTTTTCCCTGTCTGCAAGAATATCTTCCTCATCAAGTGCATCAAGCTGTTTTTCTAGTGCTTCAATTTCTTTCTCGGTTTCATCTTCGACTATCTGCAGTCTGCGCTCATATGCGTCCTTAACTACCTGCACCTGTTCGTCGAGGATATCGAGATTTTTTTGGTATAGTTCTTCTTCGAGTCTCCACCGTTCTTCCGTGCTCCACTCGTAGCTATCAATAAGCTGTCGCAGGTAATCAGCCTGTTGCCTAGTTGTTAGAACTCCGATTGCTGAAAAATGCCTAATCGCTTCTTGAGCGAGCTCTTTCATTTTCTGCTTGATGTTTTCTGCTGTACTGGATACTGTTTGGGATAATGATTTTGCTGCATTTTCGGCATCGTTAAAACCGTCTTTTGCTTTATCGCTGCCATTCTTTACATTTTCGCCCGCTTCTTCAACATCTTCAGAAGATGTTTTAACTACACTGAATGCTTCTTTTACCTTGTTAGCCATGCTGACCACATCTGTTTTGACTGCATTCCACGCCGCAGATCCGCTCTCTTTAACTTGTGACCATGCTTCTGAAAGTCCGGACGATGCCTCTTTGAACTGCGTCTTTGCTCTGTCAAGTGCTTCTCCTGCTCTACTTATATAGTGCATTTGACTTGCTGAAAGTTCTTCTGCTGCTCTAGATACACGTTTCAACGGTTCTAACCACGACTCAGGAAGTATCTTCCCTGCCAGCGGTAGAATCCGTTTCACTAAGTTGGCGAATTGTTGAGCAATAAATGAAACCATTCCGCTAACTATAGTTGTTGCTCCATACCTCATCTCGTTCAATGCCACAACGATGCCTTTTACCCCGGTGTTTATGGTTGCTCCAATTAGATTCCATATGGATGAGAAAAACTTGCTGAATTCTTCCCAATTTTTTCTCATCAGAATGATTGCTGCTACCATCCCAGCAGCAAGCACAGCCCACCAGTTGACTGCTCCGAGTATCGTTGCACCAAGCGTTTTAAATCCGGCCACTATCCTTGCCACAAATGATGCTCCTGCTTTTGCTCCGAGAATCCACTGTAGCTGCATTATACCGATGGCTGTTTTTACCATATTGGCAACGCCTTGTATTACGCTTAATCCGAGTATTGCTCTGCCGAGACCTGTAACAAGTGGAATTGCTACTTTAAACAGCAAAAAACTTCCTGCTATAGCCTGCACCGCTAATGCTGCTCCAGGTATCTGCAGGAACTGTTTTGTTAGGTCTGCCAATGCTCTTGCCAGCTCTGCCGATACGGAGATAAGCCCTCCGAAAGTAGCTGCTGCGATCTGCCCCATTTCTGTAGCAAAAGGCTTTACAGCTGCCCACAGACCCTGAGCAGTTTCTTTTAGTGATTTCCAGGCTTCCGCCACTTCTTCTGCTATCTCTGCAGCCTGCGGCGGTATAATCTCCTTCAACCCTGCTAGTAGCCCGCCGGTTTTGTATGCTTCTAGAAATCGGTCAGATAAATCTCGTATCGCAGGTAAAACATTAGTCCGCATGTTTTCAAAGAAGGGTTTCATAACTTCTGCCTGAATCATGCTGAAGGTGTCTCTTATCGTGCTCATCATGCCGGAAAATGTATTTGATTGTTCTTTCGCCATTCCCCCGAATCGCCTTCGGGATTCCTCATATATTGCTTCTATAACTCGTTGAATACCTTCACCCGATCTGTCTGCAAGTGCCCCTGCGTTATCCCATTCGATTCCGTATTTACGCAGGTCCTCTCTGGTGATGCCCAAATATGCACCGACTCTCTCGAAGAACTCACCGACCTGACCCGAACGAACACGAGCAATAGCCATGGCCACTTGATCCATCGTGAGCCCTGCTGCCTGTCCAGCTGCTGCCATATCTCCAATGATCGGAATCCATTTTTCCATATCTAGCCTGACACCCTTGATTATAGATGCTGCCTGCATGATACCCTGAAACTCAAACGGTGTTTTCGCTGCATAATTATACAGGTATGCTACTGTTTTTTGTGCTTCTTGGGCTGACCCACCCAATACTTTAAACTGTATTGTTGCCTGTTCGAGTTGTGCGTTCATATTCAACCCAGATGATACAAGTCCAGTAATAGCCTGTTTTGCTCCTTCAAACAATGCCATGCCGCCTGCAAACCCTATCATCTGTTTGCCGATTTCCTTGAATGTATCGGCCAGCCTCATGGATTGCTGGCCGACTTCATTCAATGCCCGTTTTGCTCCTCTGGGGTCACCTTTTATAACTAGCTCTACCGTGTTTTTGCTTGTGGCCATTGTGCTCTCACCCACTCATCTCCGTATTGTTTCCACTCATCCCACTCTGGCAGATTAGTTTCAATATCCGCTTTGCCCTGACTTTCTTCTTCCAGGGCTTTGAATATCCCACACATAATGTGATATGGTGTCGAAATAATATCTCTATACGTCCATCCGAATGCTCGAGCAAGTGCAACTACTATTTTACAAAAGGGACCGATTTATCAGCTAATTCCTGCCCTGCTCTTGTAACCGCTCTCACAAGTGCCAATGCCTGTTTCATTGTCAATTTCAAAGACGCAGGCGGTTTCTGTCTGATACTGAGAAGTTCCCCGATGAACTTCTCAAATTCCTGCACAGTTTCAGGTGCAGGGTCCTCTGCCAACTTCTTACCCAATCCGATTAATTTTGCGGTGGTTGCAAGGTCAAGATCAGCCGGGATTTTATATTCCTTTCCGTTCAGCTTAACCGTTATATCTTCCGGCATCATTGCGTCAAGGTCAATTATATTGCTCATACTTTTATCCTCCTTTATGCTGTATAACTCGTAGCAGTTGCGTTTTGAGCTACTACTGTTACCAAATCTCCTGACCCTTTCTTAGCCTCTATTGAGCATTGAACAGCCAGTATCCCAGGCTCTGCGTTTAGCTCTACCGGAGCGTTTACGTGGTAGACTTCTGGAACTGTAATTTTAAGCTGCCTGTTTGCGCTGCTTTCCGTATAGCTGAGGTCTATGTCAATGCTCCCTTCTTTGAGTGTATTGGCTACTGATGTTCCTCCTCCGTAAAACACGTTTTTATAATGAGCTGCATCGTCCAGCAGTAGCGTAAACTGCCCTGTAACTCTCCTTGCGAGCAGAGGGATATCTGCTCTTGTCACGCCAGTTGTAAATATGTCCTCTCCTAATTCATTGGCAAGCGTTAGCCTGAAATCCCTTATTAAAGCAGTTTCTGCCCCATCAACCGTATATATTCCATTGAAAAACACAAAAGGCATACTTGCTTCATATGTGGCCGTTCCTGGACTTACTTCAATGCTGCCTTCTATGCCTCGTATCTGAACTGCCATTGTAACGGGTCTTGTAGCTTCGCCGGATATCTCAATCTGCTGGATTCTGCAGTCTTTGATTCGTTCAACCAAAGATAATCCTTCCACATACCTCTCTACTGTCAACCACGGGATTGTGCTTGCGTGTGGCGTGATTGTGTGAGTGTAAGGGTCTGCTGCTCCTGAAACAGTATCTACGCCCAAAAGCATTGCGAATAAAAAAGCTGCTATATCTGGTCTTGCAAAACAGTTAAAGCTCATATCATACACCTGGCTTTCTTTTAATGCGACACCAGGGTCGAGCCCCATGCCACCTTCCCAGTGCTGTGTATATGATTGAGCCGGAGTCATTCCGGTTTCTCCTGTCCATTTGATAAACTTATCTGGCGCTACCGCTGTCCCCTTTGCGGTCTGCTTTGCGAGTCCGATGTATCCTAGTTTCTGTGCTACCGGCATCTGCCTTCACCTCCTCAAAATCCGGTCTTTCAAGTTCATGTTCCTCAATTTCAATGATCTGCCCCGGTTCAACTTTTGTATTGTCTGTCAAAAGAACAGGTGCAGACCCGATATATCTAGCCTTTACTTTTGCCATTCTGTTATCACCCCGCAAATATTACGGTTTTTAGCCTTATGGTTGCCCATTGTATTACCATGCTTTGCTCCGCTCTGGCATATCCTGGTTCTACAGACTCGATTTCGCTCCAGAGACATACTCCTCCAAGCGTATTATCTGCTATTAAAGCATCGTAGCATTCTCCTGCTAACTGCAGAATGTTTGCCAGTCCTGTTTCGACGTCGTGATTTTTGCCTACAAGCACCAGTTCCCAGTTGTAGTTATGCTGTTTGCCTTCCCCTGCTGTGGCCTCTGCTGTCACAATTTCATCTTCAGCCGGTATAATAAACAGACATGGGAACTGCATCTGCCCAATGTGTTCTTTTTCCCCAAAAACGACATTTTGGATATCTGTCACAGTTGAGAGGGTGCTCTGTATTGCATTTTTGATTGCGTTGAAGTTGTCATACCAGCCCATGTTATGTCACCCCATATTTGTTCAGTATGCTGGCCACTACCGTTGGTATTTGCCCCTTCAGGTATTTTTCTGTTTTGCCCATCGCATCAACCCCGCCGGGATGCGTAACCTGTTTTGCGTATCTCGCCCATCCTCGACGCCTTGCTTCTCTCCATCCGGCAGGGGTTGATGGCCTGATATGCCCTCTCGTAACCCATGCCAGTGCTTTTTTACGTCTGACTCTTATTGTGAAAGGTTTTGTGTCAAGCAGTATGAATGGCGCATATGCTACATTTGTCCCGATGTGAACCTCATTTACGTTTGGCATTGTATGTGATATACGTTTCCGCAGGTTGCCGGTATCTACCGGAGTGAGCTGTTTCATCCTGCTTTCGCCCATGACGCCGAGTCTAACTAATACATCACGTATCACATACGGCATTTTCTCTGCATGCTCCGCCATCAGTTTATCAAGCGGTGGACGCCAATCTATTGTAATCATGTTGATGTATCCTCCAGTAGCTTCGTTGTATCATGTGAAAATCTCGGCTCGCTTTCCACAAAAACCGGATTAGCCAGCACGTTTCTTGTCCGATAACGGTCCAGCGTCTTTTTCATTTCTTCAGTTAGAATAATTCTGTTTGGAGATTTTACTGTGAAATCGCTTACCTGGATTATGGGGCTGTTTCTCCTCTGGACAGATGACTGCAGCCAGTTGTCGACCGCCTGAACAGTTACACTTTCAAGTGCCGCCTGGAGGTCTGCATCTGCTGTCAGCTCGTCATCTGTGTATGAACGCCCAAGATATGCGTTAATTTCGCCTGTTGCCCAGTTGATTAGAGTTGTTAGCAGACTATCGTATTCTGCATCGCTCTTGCCTAAATCTGAAGCCGAAGCACAGGCAATCAGTTTCACTTTATCTGTAGTTGCATAGGGCATAATCAGCCCTCCTTCAAAAAATCAAAATATAAAGAGCGGCTATTATTTGCCGCCCTTTTTGGTTTCTTTTGATGCTGCTTTTGATTTGGTTGTTTTGGGTTTATCCTCTTTTGAGGCGACTGGTTTTTCGTCTGTTTTGGTTGGCTTTGTATCTTTCTTTTCTGTTTTCTGTTCTGCAGGTTTAGATTCAGTCGCCTTTTGCGGCTGCGTCTCCTGCTGTGCCTGTTCAGATTCTTCTTGTGTGGTTTCTGGTTCTTCTTGTGCAGTTTCCGGTTCTGGATGATCTATCCTGATATGATCCTGCAGTAATTCGTCGTTTGTAAACATTCTGCCACATTTAGCACACTTGACAGGTTCTCCGTCAAAGACGGAGAGGTAGCGTTGTTCCAGCAACCGCTTGACATGCCTCCAGCCGCTGGCCTTCACTACCTCGCCTGTCCTTCTGATTATTCCTTCTGCTGTGAACGATTTCCCAACTACAAACATTTTATCACCTTCTATTAAGCAATAGCCGATGCGTAGAATACACCTAAATCGGATGCAACGAGTTTGGTGTCTATTGCCATTTCGCCTTCTACCCTATCAGCCTTGAGATGTCTCATTTCAAATTTGCTGATTGCTACTCCTACTCCGTTTTGTACATTATTAGCCAAATTTCTCCATGCAAAAATATAACCTGCGCTGGGAGTCAACAGGCCCGGATTTGGCGCACTGTAGCAAAGAAGAGCTCCTTTACCGTGAATGAAGCTGTATGCTTCAGTTGCTCCTTCTGCGTTTGTTGCGTATACAGCACCTGCAACGACTAGCTTATCTACTTCAAATACTTTTGCCAGCAAATCTGCGGTGATTACACCTGCTTGGGTGTATTTATACCTGTCTATGATGTCGGGATGTTGTTTAAGTGTTTCAAATACTTCTTCGCCGAGAAGTAATGTGTTAGGTCTGAACCCTGTTACGCTCTTAATATAAAGTCTGCCTTTCTTGATATCTTCTATGGGGTCACTATTTGCGTAGTCATTCCATTGAATGAATTGGTCTCCGGTTGGACTTGATGCAACTCCGGTATAATCTTTGCTCCAGACGCCGGTTTTGAAGTAGTTATCTGCAAACTGCTTCTCCCTTTTAACAAGTAGTCTCTGTGTTACAAATTCTGTTGCGTCACGATCAACGTTAATACCTGGATCAGCGTTATTGCGGACATCCCAGGGTACATCCTTATGGAATGCCCAAATTCTGCAATTATAATTTGCAGTGTTGTCAATATTGAATCCGCCACCTGCAGATTCAGTCCCTGGAGCTCTTTCTTTTGCTTCATCTCTGAACCAGTCATTTTTTCTGTATGTGTAATAGATGTCTGACTGCTTGTCAACCGGGACGATCGGGAACACTTTGTCTGCTACAAACTCACTAGCAGACTGAATATATGCAACGCTGATGTTTGTCAAAGGCACGTTGGCATGCACCTGACGTATGGTTGGTTGAGGCATCTATTTCACTCTCCTTTCAAACGTTTTTATTTCAGCAGCACTGAATGTATCTCGTCAGCGCTGCCTCCCTCAAGTGCAATTCCCACAACCTTGCCGGTAGCAGCGGTTATTAGCTTGCCGTTAGCATCAACTTCAAGTTCAGCCCCAGCTGTTACGGAAGCTCCGTACACAGCCTTGCTGACCCCGAACGTCATAACATTAGCAACCTTGCCGGATGCAGGATCATTCTGCAGGATTCCTGCAGCTCGTTCTCCTGCTCCTGCAAGAACCACTTTGCCATCGGAATTTACCTTCACAGCATAAAACTGCTTGGCAGACAAATCAGATGCTGCAATAAGGCTGATGCACTGTAACGGTTGTTCCCATGCCATTATCTAGCCCCTCCCCTCATTTCTTTTTCATACTCGGCATATAGCTCCGGATGCTCTATCCACACTTTTGCCATAGCCTGCTCTCTGGTCATGCCTGTGTTTTTCTGGATCATTTCATTTGCCAAAGCTTCTGCTTTTTGGATAGCGCTTCCTCCTGTGCTGCCGGACCTGCCGATCTCATCAAACAGCATGCTCTTTTCAACCTGTTCATTAGTTGCTTTGAATGTTGCTTCAAGTTTTTTTCCGTATTCTTCCGATACTTCGTATGCTTTTTTGAGCATGTCTGCAACTTCTTCTGCCTTGCCTATATGCGGATACTGCTCGGCACGTTTCAAAAATTCCTGGTGCTCACGTTTTTCTTTTTCAGCTTTGGCTAATTCTTCAGCTTCCTTGGCTCTCTTTTCGAGTTCTTCCATGCGCTTTCTGATTACAGGATTTACGCCTTTCCAGATATCCTCTGGGTTATCTTTTTTATCGTCTTTTTTATCTTTCTTTTCGAGTTCTGTGACCTTTTTGGTCAACTCGTCAACCTGCGTTGCCTTTCCTTCCAGCTCCTCAATGTATTTTTGCACTTCTTCAGGCAGATTTTTTCTTACTTTTTCTGAAATAGACATTTTGTCACCTTCCTTTCTTTTTTCTATATCCGGTCTTTCAATATCGGCATCCTCAAGATATTTTAACCCATCAGCAATCAGTTGGTCTAACAGTTCCTTCATCTGTTGGAGCATCCTAAGCCTCGGAGCGCTTATTGCTCTCCCGGCTTTCTGTATTTTGTTTAGTTCCTCATACAGTTTCTCGATGTCGCTATTGTCATCATTCGACAGATCATCTTCTTTGCCGAACAGTCCTTTTACAAACCCCCATAATCTATCTTTTAGGGTAGTTTCGTTGTCTGCTTTGGCATATTCTCCTATTCCCGCTTCTTTTGCTGCCGCTTCTAACACACGTCTTGCTTTTTCTTTTAGTTCATTAGGCAGGTCTGTTTGAGGTAGCCTTGCGAGTGCATTTCGCAGGTGCGGGATGTCAATCTTGCCGTCCTTGTCTCGGTATGGCAGATGCCGCAGACGTCTTGGCGTTGTTTTGCCTTCTTCGTCTTTTTTCCCTCCTGGTTCGATTACTGCAAAGGCTTCATCCGGCAGATCATTGATGTATGCTCTTGTCCATTGTGCTTTATTAAGTTCTTCATCTTCTTGTATGTCTCTTTTAACGATAAGGAATTTTCTTCTGTTTGCTGCTTTATCTACGCCGCTGATTTCGTCAATTTCTATGTCTACGAGCTTTGGCACTCTTTATCACCTCCTTTCATAGATTCTTCTTCCTCTACCACCCATGCTGAAACCGGTTATCTCACCTGCTTCAACCTTTGCAAAATATTCCGGCGTCCATACTACTCCCAAAAGCCATGTGCCTTTTTTGATTATTTCATCACCCACCTTAAAATCAACAGGAGCGATGTAGCATTCCACGATGTCGCCTATGCTTTCATCCCACTGCTCGTGCATGTATCCAAGCCCTTTTGCGGCTTTTTGAACATCTTCCCAAACATCGGAGATATCGATTGCTGCTATGTCTCTATCCCGTAACCCTTTGACAATGAGTTCGAGGACCTCTAGCACACTCTTTGTCACTCTGGTCTTGCCCTGAAGCGATCGCATGAAGTTCCAACATGCCTTCTCGATCTCCTCGGCATCCGTCCAGTCGTCCTGACTGTCCACTACATCCGGCTCGTAGACAACGCCGAGTGTGTATCTTCGTTTGGTGTCTGATTTGAGTATGCGACCATCTTTTTTTATTGTGTCTGGGTAATCCTTATCCTGTCGTGAATTCATATATTCTTCCCATCCATCATCAAAATACAAAGCTTTTGCCATGGCCTTCACTCTCCCTCCACAACAGCTTCATAAACAATTCGTTCCCTTTTGTCGTTGCCTACTCGCATTATTTCTTTTCTTATACCTGTAATTTTGATTTTTGTATTACGGGGCATAAGCCATTCTGCTTCTCCCAACTCTCCTCTTTTTCTCGCCGCTAATGCTTTTTTTGAGTCCCAATATGTTTCGGCATAGAACCCTTTGGTGCCCTTTGGGGCTGCAATTTCAAGAATAACCCCGTCTTTCCCAGCGAAAGAATTCGCAGTTGCTGGCTTAATAGTTGTCGACAAAAAAGCCTTATCCTGTATTATACTACCTATGTATTTTTTTGCATCGGCTTCCGATGCCGGCAATCTATCTTTAACTCCTCGATATAGGAGCATATCTTCACTACTCCTATGATTATTTGCCATTTTATCTAGTGCTTCGACACGTTTCTTTATTTCTGCTCGGCCTTCTCCAGTTCTGCAATATTTATTCATTTCCGTACATCCTTTTCTCATATAATACCGGAGCGCATCTTGTTGCTCTTTTGGGGCTGACTTGACATATTTATGATTCTCGTCCCATATTTTCTTATCAAGTGCTAATGCCCTTTTGAGATTCTCTTTCTCGTCGGCAAGACTAGGTCTGTCTATCATTGTGCCGAGGCCAGCAACTGCATTTGCTGCTGTTGTAAACCTCCCAAGCCTATCGTGATATGGATTATATTTCAATACCACTACTTTTTTTGTGCTTATGTAATCTTTAATCCGTTGCTTTGCTTCTTTTATTGTGAACTTATCTTTTGGAAATATAAGGGACTGCAAGGTCATACCGTCTTCGTCGGGTAGTTTCCCGACAACTGCCTTGATACCCGAGCTTCCAAAGGATATAGTTCTGAAACTGCCTTCTACAAACTCATCTGGATTTCTGATTCGATAACGGTAGCTTGTGGTTGTTTCATCCCAACCGCCACCTGCCGGCATGTTGCTGTCCTCCTTTCCGCAAAAAGAAAAGACGGCCGGTTATGGTCGTCTTTTAAAATGCCCATCCTCTGTCAGCATATTGTCGCCTATACCACTCCCAGAGGTCCTCTGTGCTGTTGAATTCCGGTAGAGGACCGACTACTCTATCGCCAAACTCTTTTTTGAATCTATCAAGTGTCAAAATCCGAAACGTGAACGTTTCTGTTGTATCTGTTTCAGGAATTTTTCTTGCCCATATAAACCCATCCGGTAATTCTTGCAGCAATTCTCCTTCTATCTGATGTCCTCGTTGAGTATCGTGAAATCCTACCCATTTCGTCTTTTCGTCTTCTCCCAGTTCGACATCTATTGCAAGCATCTTAAATCCTGGGCTTCGACTCATTTCTACACTGTAGAGGGCTTTCGGATTATACATAATATCGCCTCCTTACAGGGATTATATCACACTTAGGAGGCAAACTGCAATTTTCTATATTTCCTCTTTGACTTTTATTATTTCTTCGATAGGTTTTCCATTGAATGTATCTATACCTATCTTTTTCAACTGGTAAATCAGCGAGTTCTTTTCGCTTTCGGTATCACAATGTATTTCCTTGATGTATTCTTTGCCGATGCCTCTCCTGAACATAACTTCGTTGCCTTTGTTATATGCATGATCAACTTCTTTGATGTGATCGATTGCACTCTTGCGTCTTTCATATGTTAGAGTACCGACTTCACCGAATTTATCCTTGTTGTAAGCATACCAATCTGTGCGTTCTAAAACACTAATGTCAAATATGAGCCTGTATCCACCGCCTTTATAGTGATGTCGATATAAATATTTCCCTTTGTTTTTTCTTGTTACGAGCCTGGTAAATACACTGTCTGCCCCTCCTGATTCTTCATCTCCTCCTTCAGACGCACCTGTGCCAAATATACCGTTAAGCTTTCGCTGAATAGTTGACATTAGTCCAGGACTATCAGGAGATATGATTTTGGCCACTGTTTCGGCATCCCTGCCGACACCAGTCCAAAGGTTTACTGCCCCTGCTTTTTTGTATTCTTTCACTATGCCAGTGTTCACATATGTTTTATAACCAGGCCATACCTCTTTTTCAACGAGATTGTCGGCCATCTTTGGATCGATGCCTTTTCTGCGGAGCAGCTGTTCCATTTTTTCTACCGTCCTGTCCTGAAGTTTCAGTCTAAGTTCGTCTTGCGGTGCATGCTGCCATGCAAGAACAGACAGTCTGTGAAGCCTGTCATCATCTGCAGTCGGATCATCTAGTATTTTATTAAGTTTCAGCTTTCCCAACAGCTCTTTGACTTTTGATGCTGCCTTTTTCCCGTCTGGTTCAAATACTGTAATTTCAAAATAACCTTTATATGCCTTCAAGTAATTTCGAGGATAAAACGCAACTTTTATACCGTCGTAATTTAACACAAGAGCATTTTTTCTTTCAACTGCATGTTCTGTCCTTGTTCTATATATTCCTGCTTTTCTATCAACAATCCCTCTATATAATTCAAAATACCCTTCTGTTCCTCCTAGTGCTTGTATAGCTTCGATGATATCTTTGTGATAGAATTCAGGGATTTTGAAATATATATGATATCCGATTTCTCCGTCAATCTGAATGCGTCTTGCAGTGATTTGCTGTCCCTCAAGCACTTTTGCGTCTTTCTTGATTGCTACTCCAAAGGGTACTTTAGGGATAATATCGAAATCGTCAAAAATATCAACGCCTGTTGGTTTAGCTGCCTCTCTCGGTTTCGGTCCCAGTCTTTTCTGCTGACTGGCATTAAGCCGTTCCTTGACTTTGAGCACTATATCGACGGCATTCTCCGGGTCTGCAAGTGCTTGTATTATCTCATTCTTGTTCATGTGATGAACATATGGAATTTTCTTCGCTTTGCCCATTTCCAGCAAGGTTTTTTTGGTCAATTTGGACAGCTCGGCCTTGCTCATTCGCTGTGCGGCCAGGGGCATTGCCTTCGCCTCTGCTTCTGTTATTTCGTCGAGAAATTTGAACACGCCCTTGAAACCTGGATTGCGTTCTTTAAGAAGTTGCGTAAAGAACTCCCTGTAACTTTCACGCACAGTATTTTTTCTGGCCACTATTGCATCTAATAGTTTTTCAGCTTCTGCCCCTTTGCCCTTCAAAGCTTCTGCATATGGCCTGAATATCTTTCTGTATTCATTATCTGAAATGGCTTCCAACCGTTTCAATGTTGGCAGGACCGCCTGAAGGTCAAGATCTATCTCACCTTTTGCAAAAGCTCTGTATATCGTGTTGTAGATCGGTTCAACTTCCCCATACTTTGCGTTCGGATGATAATTATATGACATCTTCTGGCTGCCGATATCATCAAGATATCTGAATGCCTGTTCCTTATCCGTGGCCAGTATCCGTCCATCCTTAAGTTTGATAAAATTCCCCGGGTGAGCATCAAAATTGGCGATAACCCAGTCCAGCACATGTTCTTCTTGAATACGTCTCCAATCGTCTTTGGTGAGTGTATCCCAGGAAATTTTCTTTAAATCTCCTTCTACATCTTGGATGAATTTCTGGAGAGTGCCTATTCGCCCTTCCATGTCCTTGATCGCTTTGACCTCGATGAACTGATCTGGTTCGTAGAGTTTCGCTGCTAGTCTTGAAGCTCCTTCCTGGACATATGCCCTGAACGGTTCTTCTCCACCTCCGAATTTTGCTTCTGCCGGCTTATATATGTATCTCTGTCCTTTACTGTCCTCATAGATATACTTTTTCCCGGCTCCGCCCAGATATGCACCGCTCCCCTTATACTCAAGTCCTTTTAAGCTATTTGGTACTTCCGATCTCGGCCTTGTTGGCTCTGCCACTACCTCAACAGGTTTGTCGTATTCTCTGAAAGTCGTTGCTATAATAGTGCATCTGCAGTGAAAATGATAATCCGGAAGGCTCATCCCGTTTGCCGCTAGTTTGGCATCGTCCCATTCTTTGACTTCTTTAAGAGTGCGCCATGGATGAATCGTTTTAATATCCTCCGGGTTTTCTGCACTTAAGAATTTGTTACGCATCTCGACTGCATGCTGCATGCTGAACCTCTTACCGTTCATGAACCGGCACAAAGGGCAGACTCGTGTATCGTTAGCATTGATTATTTCATATGTCTCAACGTCCGCTGCAACCATCGGCTCAATTCTTCCGAACACTGCAGCCCTAGTAATTGCATTGTTGGCCAGCCCCTGCCAGTATGCTTCTGCTCGGATATACGCTTTCGGCATGAATTTTGGTGGTATCTCGTATGTTCCAGCCAGTATGTCCTTAATACGCTGGCCAGTTGCCCAGGGCCCCTGTCCCTGCTCTATTGCATATTCTACAACTGCTGATGTTACTGCTTCTTTGATGTGATTATTGTAATACTGCCCTATCCAGTAGGTCATATCCTTTGCCAGCCATTCCTTGGCCTGTTTGTCAACAAATGTCAGCGCATATGGCAACTGTAATTCCTTAGCTGTTTGTTTCCCGACCATGTCATATGCATACATCACATGGTCAATCAGTTTTCTGTCACGCACTACTTTCACAAGCTCATGACTCATCGGTTCTTCCAGCTTGTTTGCAATGACTTCTGCATGCAGTGCTGTGAGTTTCTTGCCGTATATTTTCAGTGCTTTTATAACCATCTCTGCCGCCTTTTTGCTTTTTGCGTTCCAGAACTTGTTTAACAATGAGGTAAGCTCCTGTTCTATTTGATATAGCCTTCTGGCTATGTCAGGAGATGCTTCTTTTCTAACGAGGTATTCCAGGATATAATCTATATCATCAGCCAGCTGGAGGCGTTCATATGTCGTTAGACAATTCGCTATGTTCTTCAAGCTGTTTTCGCACCTCCGCCAGCAGCTGGACAAAATCTTTTACAGCTGCAAGTTTGTTATCTGCCTTTGTCATCTTCTCCGTATTCTTCTTCGGGAAGTTTGCTGCTTCTCGCAGGTAATTCTCCAGCTGGTCATCCGGGAATAAGTTAACCCCTGCTCCTGCCAGAGCAGAGATATATTCGCCCAGTTCCTTCAGGTCTGGTGTTTCAACGTCTCCGTGGACGAGTTTCGGCAGCCCGCTAAGCCCCTGGAAGCTGTTCAATGAAAACAGTCTCGGGACCGCATATGTGTTCAAAACCTCCTCGATACTGTCTAAGATAGCTCCTACTGCAAGGCTGAACAGTTCGGTCTTACTGCTTGACAGCGCAAAACTGCCGACTTTTTCGTGTCCAAGCATGATGAAGTCGGCCATCACTGTCATTGCAATTCTTTGGTCATATCGAGTAATAATTGCATTTGTATCAAAATTACGCCTGCTGTTTCCTCCTGCTGACAACAGCGTAAGTTTGTATCCTGTTTTCTTTCCGTCCGGCAGATCCTCTGCCGGGAATACAACACCCTCCATTTCATCTCTACGTAGTTTCGTGACGAGTTCTTTGATTGATTTCAGCACGGCTTTTTGTTCATCGGTTGCGTTCGGGCTCAAGAGTTCCGGTGGCACGAGTGCTACCGGCAGGCCTGCGAGGTCGCGTTCTATACCGATGCCTTCGATTTCTTCTATGTTTTTTTTAAAATAATAAGGTCTCCACGCATTACGCAGAATTGAACGCCCTTCAGGATTGTTTTTGCTGGTTTCTGTCCTGAACAACAGTGCCTTCTCGATCGGGATCGCCCGCAGTTTGTAATCCGGTGGTGGCTGCTGTCGCATTGCTTTAATTCCACCATCATCGTCGAATACCCATTCAAAAAGCGTTTCCTGTGCTCTGATTGGTATCTTTCGCCAGCCGATCCTGCCATCATTGTGCTTGCTCCGCTTGGCAGGGTCTCGGTTGTCGCCTAATCGTCGCTTATAGCATATTTCATGAAGGCTCCAGCCGAACACAAGCATAGACAATACTTCTGCAATAAAATCATTCCATGAATGGCTCATATCCCCCATACATGATTTCAGGAAATCCGCTGCCTCACGGTCCGCCTGACTGTCACCTGCAGCATCTATCCTCCACGATGCCTGCCGGATAAGCATTTTCAGTGCAAAAAGGATTGCTCCGATCACAGGGTCGTTATCCCTCATCTCTTTATAGATGCGAATACCTTTTACGCCCTGCAGGTCATTCAGCCATTCTTCTGATATCCAGCCCCCAAATCTAGTTAATCCGGTTGCTCCAAGCTCTACATATGGGTTTATTTTTATATCTGCCATTTTCACGACCTCCATTTGCTACTGCCTCCCGCAAGAACAGGCATGACAATCGTTTGCGCCCATCTATTCGTTGGTGCAAACGCCAAAACGACCGCATCTGCCCTGTCCGGGCTGCGGAGGCCCCGCTTCTTCATGTCTTTCTTGCTTTCCAATTTTATTTTCCCTTTGCTCGTCAGAGTATATTTTCTAGTGGATAGTTGACCCACCAGATCTTCATCATCCATTAGCTCAATTTCACCCTCCTGAAGTAGATCCCTTAAATGGGCCCATGATTCAGTACCCCAGTCCTCATAGTGCTCCTTATCTTTCGGAACCCCTCCATTATGACAGTCAATAACATCAATATGCAGGCTTTCTTCTTTTACAATCTCCCGCAGCCGGTCAGTAACTGCACCCCCTACGCCGTCATCGTCTATTTTCACAACGCACTTGGGCTTGCCATACTCCTGCATCAGTTCTTTGGCCATAGCAATTACCCTGCCGGTGGTAACCATGGTATCCTGTCCATGATATACCTCTAGACGCACATGCTTCATTCCTACCCTGGCGGCCAGGACCGTCTCATCATCCCCAAAGCGGGCCACGTCAACACCGATTTCCAGCGGTCCTTCTGGCTGCACCTCCCGCATCATGGCTGCTTCCACCATATCCAGCGGTATGAAAGTATCCGGCTCCGCCTTCGGGAATTCGCCGTCCGCCCGAACACGGACCACATCGCTATCATCGCCGTATTTCTTCACCAAACGCTCCCGGTATTCTGGAGTAACCCTGGGGCTATCTGAACAAGCTACTTTCTTCACCCAATACAAGGACCGGTTTTTATGGAAGGCATTATAAAACTCCCCGCTGTTTCTGGTAGGATTCCCACAAAGGAGCAGTTTTGCATCCGCCGTTGTTAAAGCGCCCTCAATTGTCTCAAAAATCTTGTCATCAACGCCAGATGCCTCATCAACAATAAAAAGCAGGTGCTCCTCATGGAATCCTGCTAGGTTTTCCGGTCTATTTGATGTTCGTGCTGCTGCAAACCATCGCTCCGGATGTTGCTTCTGCACTATGCGGGTTTTCTGCCACTCAAAGTAAGGTTCTAGGGCCGGCGCCCGTTCCATCCACTTAGCACACTCCGGCCAGAGAATGTCAAACAACTGCTCCCGTTTTGGAGCCGTACATGGCACCTTTGGAAACGGCCTGGTAAACATAAACCATAAAAGCGCCCAGGCTTCTAGGGTGGTTTTTCCTACCCCGTGCCCGCTGCGTATTGCTACTCTTGGATGATCAGCCAGGGCCTGCAGTGCTTCCGCCTGCCAGTCATCAGGTTCAGCATGGAGGACCTGTCTTACAAAAAGCACCGGCTTGCGGATATATTGCACCATCCCCCTCACAAGGGCCGGGTCAATCTTTTTCAGTGTTTTCGCCACCTCTTATCACGTCCCAGGCCTCTTTCAAAATGTCGGCCAGATTTTCAAGACCATTGGTTGCTGGATCATCTCCAAGTAGCTCCTGCTTCTGTTTGAGCTGTTGGCGGACCTCAGCAGCTGTCGTTGAAAGAAGGTCTACCAGCGATTTGGGAGGAGCTTTACCTTTTTCATGTATATAACTTTCAAGCCAGCCCTTTACACCTTTGTATAGTTCATAGTTTCCTTGTACAATACTGTCTATCATTTCAATATCGCTAAGACACTTCTTAACCTGCTTCTGCATCTGCTGCTGACTTTTATGGTATTGTTCCCTTACTTCGGCTTTCACATCAAAATGTTCGTTTAGATGTTGCCAAATGGATTTATGACTAATTTGTTCGCCAAACTCTTCTTTTAATTTTGCTGATATAGCTCTCGAACTCAACCCATCTTCTTTTGCCCATTTTTCAATCTCAACCCGGTGCAGGCTGTTGCATACCTTGCACCGGGAAGAATATCCAGCCGGCATCCGGGCCACCTCCCTGTTACTGTTACCTTTGTTACCGTTACGGATGTTACGGTAATAAGCATAAAAAAAGAGCCTTTATCTTTGGCTCTTAACTATAAAGTCTCTTATAATTTTTATATTGCCAGAAAAATCTAAACCAAGATTTTTGCCCACATCCTCATCGTTGGAAATAATAAAGCCCGGCGGGGGTGACCGGGCTAAAACGTATAAAGACAATTTTCTTTCTTACATTATAGCACACTAAAAATCGTTTGTCAGTGCTGCACTTTTTAAAAATCATACTGCTTTTACTTCTTCCTTTTCTACATCTATCAATCCATACTTTTGTGCAAGTAAAGCCGTAAACAAAACTATATCATTACGCCACATATAATATGTACGTCGTTCTATATGTAACTTACTCTGGATATGCTCTGGCCTTAACTCTTCAAAATATTGCATCTCTAACAGCTTGCCTTTATCCGTGCCAGCAAATTTTTCTCTCACTTTCTCAATTACTTTTATCCAGTTTTCTATTGTTTCTAATTCTTTGCTGAGAAGCCTGATCGCTGTTGTTGCTGTAGGATCTGAATAATACCCAATGTTTTTTATATTAGCTTTTATGTTATTTTTTTGCCCGAACATTATCTCCTCACGTTTTTCTTTATACATGCGCTTTAATTCAAAATACTTATAAAGCATTTTCTCGATTTCTTTGTAAATTTCTCTATCCAAAACCGCCATTTTTCTTCTCTTCCTCATACCGTTTTTTACTCCTCCCCTGCTATTTCGCGTATTTTCTCTCTTATTCTCTTGGGTAGCCTCTGCTCAATGCCTCGTCCAGCGTTTCTGCTCTTCTCCAATAGGACCGGATCCCGTGTTTCTCCATGACCGCGTCTATGGCTTTCAGCTCTTCTATTGGCAGGCTGTCTACGATTTCTACCGTTCCCACTATTGCATTCAATACCATCCGCCATATCAGTTTTATTATGTCATCATTCACGCTCCGACCTCCTTTATGATCGGTTTTACTTCTACCTCTGCTCTTTCTTCTTCGTCTATATGACGTTCTATA